ATGCTTGAGAAGTATGCGGGGAAACTCGCACGTACGGTTCTTAGGGGGCGTCGGCCCAGAAATGGGCTGCTGCTACCCGACCACGGCACCACATCACCCTATCCGTACACTACCCAATGGTTTGATTGCTTTGCTGACCCTGAACTGGCAGAATCAGTCTATAGACAAGCGTTCCCGCTGGTTGATATCACAACGATACCGGATGAGAAGATCCTGACGCACCGCCGAGTAGCTCTCCTGCAACTGGTACAAAAGCACATCCGAACGCGAGATATGTTGGAACTTGCCGTAGAGTTAGCTAATCTAATAGAAAAATGGCAGTATTCCAAAGAACAATGCAAGAGCTTATTATATTATATAGCTAAAGCAGGAAACACGATTGACGGCGAGGGATTCATACGTACCCTTGCGGAAAAAGCACCGACTTACCGGGAGGGATTTTATGACGATTGCAGAGCAATTAGAGGCTAAAGGCGAGGCTAGAGGCATCCAACTAGGCAAGCAGGAAGGTTACCAGCTAGGTCGACAAGATCGGGTTAATGAGGGATTGCAGCAGGGCGAGAAAGCCGCTTCTCGTAAAATTGCACAACAGTTATTAGTCAACGGCGCAGAGCGAAATCTGATAAAGATTGCCACTGGTCTTTCAGATAGTGAACTAGATAAACTATGAGGCAAGAAGCTAGCTTGCCTCTACCTCTAGCTAATAGGTAAATTTTTAAATAAAAGAATACATTATTTATATGTTTGACTATTTTTTTCAGCAGAAACTATTCTGATTTTCTAGCTAGTTATATCACTATTCTTTCTGCGATCATCCAGAAATCATATAGCGCTAGCAGCCATTTACCTTCGTATGGAAGGATTTTTTTTGATCTTTCTTCTCCGAGATCTCTGAGCCACTGAGAGAGAAAGCCGGTTCGACTTGTCCGGCTTCGGGGTTAGCTTCACCTCTCATTAGCCACATAGTATATTTCCCAAATCTAGAATGTTTGACTATTTTATCAATAACACTCAATCCAACATCTCGCTGTCCTGTTTCATAATTTCTTATAGCACCAAGGCTTACACCTGTTAATTGAGAAAACTCTGGTTGAGTTAGTCTTTCTGCTCGACAAATTTTTCTCAGTTTTTCTCCATATTCACTGGACATAATCTTCTCCAGACGACTATGATTAATAAAAATCCTCAATTGAGGATTTTTATACATAGACAAATGCTGCCAAATTCGATCGAGCTTCGGCAAATTGCAGCAAATGCACCTCAGTGTTAAGCATAACAGATTCAAGCACTATTTTGATGATTTGAAGGGTCAGGAACGGTCTACAGCGGTCTAGAAGGATCTGAAATACATGAGGGCACAGGGCAATATCCGGTTGACGAAGTGACGATAGAAAAGTTTGCCTAGTTGATCGGTAAGACAGATGAAGCCGTTAGGGTCATGATTAAACGAGAAAAATTGCATATGGTGGACTTTCAAGACCCGAACAAACCGAATTCACGGGTAAGTGAAACGTGGATATACCTACCTGAATTCAACTGCATAGTCCGAGAAGCCTACTTTAACCGTCCCGCATAAGAACGTGATGCTTGGCTTAAATGGCTTGGTTTGTAATTACCAAGCAAGAAATTTGAATAAAAGTCCATAGCTAGCGTTTGCCGCTGAACTGCTCTTTAACATTTTGGTATCAGCAAAAAAAGTCTGTGAAACGGATGGTGGGGAAGTTGCGCCTGTAATTTGCTGATAGCTTTGTAGGTTGTTTATACGAAGCGGAGTTGAGCCTACTTTCGTAGGGACTTTCCAGCCGGAGTATGCCGATACAGGTGTACACAAACCCCAAATAACCAATAGGTGGATTTGTAGTAAGTATTTTTCATGCTTAGCATAAATCTTCTTATAGAGGAGACATTTATCAATGAATGCTCGTCAACGTTGCCGTGAACGGCGGCAAATGCACTATAGAGATCAGTATAGAATACGTACAATAAGATTAAATTTACTAAAAAAATGCTCAACCGAAGAAATCATTAATCGTGTATGGAGTGAACATCACACACAAGAAAATGCTATTGTGGAACCTGCTGGTTGCATTTAAAAATCAATTAGATAGACATCCCACAGACAGTATCAACAACCGCTGTCTAACAAAAACTTATCTTTATACGGTGAAGAACCGTTATCCTCACAGAAGGAGACGTAATGGATCTGGCAACCGAGAAAAAAATTTTACGCATAATCAATGACTTCACACAAGAGCAACTTGAAGCCTGCGATAAAGAAGGCGAACGCATTTATGAATCTTTAAATGACGGCTATCTTGCTCACGTCTTATCAAAGCAAATCTTTACTTACGAAGATAATTATGATGAGTCTCTTCTCGTAATCCAAACCACCCCTGGTTTCAATAATGCACTCTATGACTTAGTTCAACAACTTGCCAAAATTCTTTATGTGAAGAAGTGTCAAGATTCTTATTATGAGGCGCCCGCTTAATGACAGAAAAAACGCATTATAGAAAGGCGTTCGATTCCCCTTATTTGAGCAGCGCCGATATTGTTGAACCAACAGTATTAACCATCTCTAAGGTTTTATTTGAAGCGGATAAGACGAGAAGAACAAAAAATGTTTTTAACACGGCTTATTTTAAAGAGAAAGAAATTAGACCCGACGAGGCAGTTAAGCCAATGATTCTCAATGTGACCAATAGCAAAATGGTTAGACAAATAACCGGTTAGCCGTTTCTTGAAGATTGGCGAAATGTAAAAGTCATGATTTGCGTTGAACGGGTAAAAAACCGACAAGAATATGTCGATGGGTTAAGAATATATCCCGTTATCATCAGGAAAAAAATATTAACGCCAAGTCAGCTAGAGTTATGGGAAAGAGCCAAGCAAAGTTATCTTAATACTGGCTCGCTAGAAAAAGTATTAGCGCATGTTGATATGTCGCTGGAAGACCAGGAACGCCTCAAGAAGGAGTGTACTAATACAATGGTATGACGTACAGCAAAATACGGAAGAAATGGGATGCGCTTCGTTTAGGAAAGGTGACTGCATCACAGTTTAGCTGTTTTATCAGCAACCAGGGAAAAGCTTTCGGCGAACCGGCAAAGCGATATGCGTTACAAATTGCCCTGAAAATTATTACAGGGAAAAAATCAGAATTTAGTTTCACTAATGATCACATGTTCATATTACGCGGACACAAACAGGAGCCAATAGCCAGAAGGCTATATGAAGAAATAAACTTTGTTGACGTAACTAACGGTGGATTTTTTGATTGCGGTGATTATGGCGATAGTCCTGATGGATTAGTCGGAGATGACGGGATTATTGAAATTAAGTCTGTTACCGCGCCCGTGCATTATGCCACTTTGGAACACGAATCTTTTGACCCTGCTTACAAATGGCAACCCATAGGGCACTTTGATTGTACAGGTCGTGATTGGGTGGATTTTATTAGTTATTGCACGGATTTTCTAGAAACAGGTCAATTAATGACCCACAGGTTATATCGTAAAGATTATCAGGAAGAGATTCAGCAACTTCAAATACGCCGAACTCAATTTATTGATTTTATTTAATTAACCCTCAATCGAATCAAAAAGAAAATCTCGTTTTAAAGGAGAAGTATCTTGGATAATATTACGTTCACTTACAATGCAGAATCTGCGTTGGCTGCGGGTAAAAGTGGATTTATTACGGAATCGGGGGGTCTTATGTTGTTACGATTCGGGAAGCAAAATATGTCACCAGCGGCGGCGGCGCTGTGAATCGATTGAATTTTCGGTTGAGGCTGATGATGGCAAGAAAGCCAACTAACTCAACGTCTATTGTAAGAAAAAAGACGGCCCGCCAAATCAATATGGTATCAACATGATCCACGCCATTATGAGTTGTACTGATGTCGGTCAATTAACAACGAAAATGATTAATGTCCATACCCATATAGCACCAGAGCTTACCAATAAACGTATTGGTTTTGTCTTGCAAAAAACGCTGAAAACAAAAACGAACGGACAAGATACTTACAGTTTCGACATTCTCTTGCCTTTCGTTGCGCAAACTCGTCAGACGCTAGAAGAAAAATTAAACGGACTTTCTTCTGAAATAATAGATAAAAAGATTGCCATGCTACAGGATAAAGATGAAAGGAAGCACGCCCCACCAAGCTACTATCAACAATATCAATCGGAATATCCTGGGGATGATGTGTTTTGGGGTTAAAAATAAATTAATTGTTAGTGGAAAAGTTTTAACCAAAAACTAAAAGAATAGATTTATAAAATATAAAAAATATAGCCAAACCTCTACACAAATAGCGCTTAATATTTTCAAAAGCCAAAACAATATTTTATATAATTCTTGGGTTATATCTGAAAACGTTATGTTGCCTCTTTTTATTGAAGACCTTAAGATGAAAATATAATAAGTAATAAGAAAAAAAAATAAGGCTAATAAATATGGCTATATCTTTAACAATAACTTCTTAAGGCAAAAATTTAATTATTAATACCGCAAGGGTTGATGCAAGACCAATAGTTATAACAATAACTCTGCTGAGTTTTATTAGTAATCCATTAGTTAATGCCTCCATATCTTTGCGGACTAGGCTTATTTGAGCATCAGTTTTCTCAAAACGAGCTTGTAGCTGTGTTTCGCTTTTTTCAAAGCGGATATTCCATATCCTTACGAACATCGGCAATCTGAGCCTCAACTTTCTCAAAACGATGCTCCATGTCTTTACGGACATCGGCAATTTCTGCGGATAAATCCTTGCGAACGTCTTCAAGATCGCGCTTGGTAGCAAGGTCAGCGACTTCATGTGATTTACGCACAACAAGGGATATCGCCTTAGCCTGATCTTTCGGCAACCCAACGTTTTCTAGTGTTTCGACAAATTCTTGTGTATCAAATGCGATTTGGCCCATCGTGAAATTTCTCCTTTTGGTCAAGTGTAACCTTTTTTAATGCCAATCTGCAAAACTTTGCTAGTCCTCTAAGCATTTTGACAACATCTAGTAGATGAAGAAATCAATATGAACAAATTAATTGTAATCGAAAATACTGGCGTCCGTCAGGATGCTTTCGGGCGTTATTGTTTGAATGATTTACACAAAGCAGCCGGAGGGTTGGAAAAGGATAAGCCCAAATTCTGGCTTGACAACGAAAAAAACCGGAAACTTAATTGCTCAATTTGTAAGCGAGGGTGGAAATCCTCCCTAGGTTATTCGAGGAGGCGTAGAGCAAGGAACATACGTTGCTAAAGAACCGGTTTATGCATACGCCATGTGGATTAGTGCTGCTTTCAATCTCAAAGTGATTCGTACTTTTGATGAAGTTATTTCTACACCTACACAACCGCTAACCGATAAAGTTCAAGCTGGATTGGCAATGCTCGCTTTCTACAAGCAAGAGCGACGTATTCGGCCTTCTGTTATGTTAGAACAATCATTAATCAATTAATTTTGAGTAATATCTTTATGCAAAATTTAATGAATATTGAAACAAAAAACATCAATAATGAATTAATCCAGACTGTCAATGCCCCTGATTTACATGCTTTTTTAGAAATCGGTAAAGATTTTACCACATGAATTAAAGACTGAATTAACCAGTATGGATTTGTTAAAAATCAGGACTACATAATTGTAGGAAATTTGAGCTCCCCAAAATCAGGGAGTGCAAAATCTCGCCAACGTACAATGAAAGACTACTGCATCAGCATCGATATGGCGAAAGAACTATCAATGGTTGAGCGCAACGAAAAAGGGAAACAGGCAAGCTAGTATTTTATCGATGAAGTGATTATGGACAACTTGAATATCTCTGCAACTCAACTCATACCATACACAACTCACTAAAGGACAAACACGATGAAAACTGAATTAATTACTATCGATTCCACTCAATTACCAGTTATTGAGTGGCAAAATGTTCGTGTTGTGACGACTGAAACCCTTGCTTCTGGTTATGACACTGAAGCCTCAAATATCAGAATGAATTTATCTAACAACAAATCTCGTTTTATTGAAGGCATTCATTATTTCAATGTTACGGGTGAAGCGCTAGCACATTTGCGAGTAAATAATATTTACGCACAAATTTCGAACAAAGCACGGGCTATTACCTTATATACAGAAAAAGGCGCAGCACGTATGTCAAAAATTGTTGATACTGATGAAGCATGGTCTTTCTTTGAAAAAATGGAATCTGCTTACTTTAATCAAAAATCATTACCTAATGACCCGACAACTTTAGACTTACCTAATTTCCTTGACCCTGCTGAATCGGCGATTGCATGAGCTGAGCAACATAAAAAATTCAACTGTTAGGTGTGCAGGTTCAACAACTTGAAACCAAAATCGATAGTTTAAAAAACCTATTCCAGGTTGGCATGTCACCCGTCCAGTTCTGTAAACAACTTAATGGCGTAAATATTAACCAGGTCAATTTATTTCTAGAATCGCGGCATTTTCTCTACGATGCAAAAAAGGATATCTACAAGTCTTATGTCTGGCGAGTACATGCTTATGCACACGATAAATATTTAACCGAGTCACCCTATATTGCAACAACGGGTTTTGGGCAACGTCAGTATTACAAAATCGTTCTGCTAAAAAAGGGGCTTCATGGTTATATCAACAATATCTCAAAGGTAAGCTACCACTGAAGAAAAACTGGAATGGTCAATTTGCCCACGAAAAATATAGTCAGGTGGCATAGGGCTATTATCCTGCCCACAATAACCCGCATCAGACGCAGCAACACTTCTACGATAGTTTTTTTCCCTAAGCTTTTAAGCGTCATGATGAACCGATTTGCGGCATAACCCAATCTGTAAATTTCGCACGTTAATAATCCTTAATGCGCTTTAACCATATCCGTTTAACTATGGAAAATGGTTATGACCAAAATTCCCAAAACACAATTAATGCTATTTAAATCTGCTGATTATGATGTTGAGCTTCAAGGCACACAGGGGATAAAAATAAGCCGGTGTTTTTCGCAGTAGAACTGGCGAAGGCGCTTGGATATAAAAATCCGCACGAAGCGTTACAAGACAACTGTAAGTTATTGATTAAACCTAATTCTAGCCAGGCGCTAGAATCAGGATTCGATTTCAAATCTAAAGGTGTCATCCTTGCGCCCGAATCAGATCTCTACCGCCTGATACTAAAAAGCAAACTCCCCTCTGCTGAACGTGTTCAGGATTGGGTATGTAAAGAAGTCTTACCAGTATTACGTCATCAGGGCAGCTACAGCATGAATAAAACTCACCGAGATGAAAGTAGTGGTTTGCCCGAGTACCGCAAGGCCAGAGCGATGCAAATTCAGATGGAGATAGCAGAAAAGACCTTCCAGTGGGCTACAGGGGGCTTTCTGATGCAGCATGTCAAACCGTTATCGCTGGGCTCATCTATCCTATAGCGAGACATGAAGCCATCCCCCTGCCGGTAATTGAAGAAAAGAGCTATACCGCCCCGGAAATCGGCAAGATGTTTAATATTTCAGCTAACAAGATTGGTCGTATTACCAATGACAGCAACATGAAGAACGATACATACGGCAAATACTATCTAGACAAGTCACGCTATAGCAGTAAACAGGTTGAGTCCTTCCACTACAACGAAAAAGCGCTCCAAAAATTCAATGACATACTTGTTGCTGAACAGGAAGCAGCAGCGAGTGAATTCGTTTGACGCAAGGGCAAAACATCAGCTATATTGTATTGAACACCTTAACAAAACGGGTGCCCGGTTTCGTAGCACGAGTATACGAGCGGGCATCATAAGCCGCTTAGAATTGCGGTTTTTTTGTGTCCGAAATCAGTGTTACTTCCCTGTTATGGTGGGACGTGACGGGCGAGCCTTAAGGCTCGCTAGTTTCTCGTATGCTGGTCTACGAACCCTGTTACGTCTCACCACCCCCGTTTCGTAGCGGATGGGTGAGGTTACAAAACCTTATACGAGAGGCAACCGCTATGGCTACTATCCCAATCCCAACTCGCCCTGAGTTTATTAATACCTACTAGGATTATCCCAGAATACTCTACTATCCCTTACGGCAGAGTGTCGTTTAGCGCTAATTATATTAAAAAAACCTTGCCTGTTTTGGCAAACTTCGCCTTTAGTAATCATGCGCTAGTTAATCCTAGTGACAGGTTTGGAACCCTGAATGACTGTATGGCGACAATAGACGCCGAAGATAGCGTCTTTTTTATGTCGCAGACAATGCCCACCTGAATTCAATGGTGGCCTTGTCAGGGCAATCTTCGGATTGGCTGGAGACCATACAGTCCAGTAGTTCCAACCCTGATAGATAGCGTCGCCGCCCATAAAGAGATTGGAACCTCTAGCGGTGATTTCCTGAATAACTGTATGGAGATCGCATCAATGGCGACTACTATCCTCAGCCAAACTCACCCTAAATTTACAGATGTCTATTGGATTATTCCTCTAGATTCAGCCGTTCCCCTACAGCAAAGTGTCATTCACTCGCCAAGATTTCCGCACCTTCACCGCCCTATTCAAAGACAGCCGCCTTATCTGGGCCGGTCGTAAACCTATGTACGCTGGCATGGAAGGAAATCAATATGAGAATTATTGATACCCCGCTACTCAGCAGGAAAACATAAAGCTGGAAATTAGTCACGAAAGTCATAGCAGATTAATTAGAGTAAGAGAAGTCGCCGCTAACATTTACAAGTACTTTGATGCGGGTGAATGTGCAAGTAAACCGAATCCTTGGCTACCTGAAATACTCGACTATCTCTGCGCGAATATAGATTGTATTTTGCACGAAATCGATAAGTACAGTTGAACGACAACTTATCTCATTATCTATTTTTCTTAAAATAAATTAAAGGATTGTCGTTATGACTAACATTACCTATACTAATTTTTAATCAGAAGATAAAGCACATTCATCTACCCATAACTGAGAATGGCTTTACTCAGTGGAATAATAACCTCAAAGAAGCGCTTCTACGCGCACCGATTACATTCCGTCAATATAAAATTTTTGATGCAATTCATAGAATGACGATTGGCTGGGGTAAAGATTACGACCGTATAACAGATATGCAACTCAGTGAAATGACAGGTATCCATCACGCCCATATCAATAGAGCAAAATCAGAATTGATTAAGTTAAACATGCTTTCAATCTGTGGTGATAAAATTGGTGTAAATCAAAATTTCCAAGCGTGGAATCTTTCATCAAATATTACTAAATCAGCGACAAAACAGTGTAGCCCAAACAGCTACACACCAAAAAAAGAGAAAGAAAATAAATATAATAATATAAATCCCCATCCCTAACCCTTCCTTCTCAAAATTTTGACTTAAAGCTAATTTTGGCAGATTCGCTGCGTGGTGAATTTCAAGAGTTTGTCGACAAGTCTGCCGATGAACTGCATCGAGCCGTTGAGCAAAAAATTATCGGACTTGGTTTCGAGTGCAACAGGGAGTTTCGAGTACAGGAACGGGGGTGATGGTCGTTCTGGAAGAATTGATTTGCTGGTGAGTGACAAGCACGGCAACCAATGTGGCATTGAAATCGACGCAAGCTCTCCCAGAGAAAAATCTTTCGCTAAACTAGCCTGTCTGAAATCAGGGATAATCTTACTGCAGAAATCTTCCACAGCAGAAGACTACCTGCAAGATGGTATTTTGGTGGTTGCGGGAGGTATTTCGCTACCGAAAATTCAGATCATCGCGAAAAAATCTAAGCTGGATTTGTCCCGGTTTGAGCAGCTACCCAGCGAATCCGTTTGGGCTGATTATCTCCAGCATTGAAAAAACAAAAAGGCTCACCTCACCCAAACTGCCCTGAATCGACTGGCAACCGCAGTCAACGAAGCCAATGCGCTAGGATATCCCACCGATACCGTACTGGCTGAATGCATGCTGCGAAACTGGCAAGGTTTTAACGCTACCTGGTTAGAAATAAAAAATCGTCAAACAGTCGTCGTGATGAGCTTGAGGCCGCCTGGAACGATACCAGTTGGGCTAATGGACTGGAGGGTGTTTTATGCAATGCGTTTCAACACTCTAACCGCTAAAATTAACCGCCAGCAGTTGTGTGTACAACCGACTGAAAACACGATTAACCCATCTTTCATCAAACTGTTTAACCGATTTTTTGAGAGTCTGAAAGTGATTTTTCCGGCCAGTATTTCAGTGCTAAAAATATCGGTAGAAATCGAAATATTCAAGCAACAATGGATTACCGCATTCGCTTAAAACAACATCAACTCTGACCGTCACATCAACGCAGGGTTGCGTATTGCCAGACAACAAAAATCGCCGTTTTTACCGTCTGTTGGACAATTTATCTACTGGTGTCAGCAAGGTTTAGCAGAGGAATACGGACTACCCACGCCTCAACAACTGAGCGAAAAGTTACAAGCCTACTGCCGCCAACGAGGGCACGATGATATACATGAATTTGACTATGGTTCGAATGCCAATTATTGGCTGGTTCATGAACTTTATCGGGCGATGATTGCTGCATCATTAAACGCAAGACAGTTTGAGGACATAGCAAGGTTGTTGATTGATGGCTTAACAAAAAAATTGCGTAACGGCTATGTGATACCCAAGTCACAGTTATTACTACCGAAAAAGACTTACATGAATCCAACGAGCCAATCTGTAGCCTGGAAAGAATCAGCGCCATCAATGCAAAGTTCGGTTTTGGAAAAAGTCATTCCCAATAATTGCAAAAATCGGTTTGATGGATGGTATCAGAAATCAATTTTAACCAGGCTAAAACGCTCGTAACGGCGTTTTAAGCGACCAAAATAAATAGCTCCATTCACCGCTAAAAGTGGGGTACGAATAGAGCTTGTTAAATTTTCAACAAGTAGTACCTAATGACATACTTAAAAAAAAGCTGGTTTCGACATGAAGCCATTAGTACAAAACAAGCCAACAGGCTGGTCAAGCAATATACGGAAAGGGGTTATCATGTTGAGAAAACACTGAATATCGATCCTGAATTATGGGATGTCGCCGTTAAACTGGTAGAAAGCGGTAATAATCACGCCACGCTGCATGATTAACAAAGTCTGGAACTTTCCGTTATACAAAATCCTACCGTGGTGTAAAAATTATGCTAATCAGTCATACACCGAAACCATTCAAAGATCGGTGGCGTACGCCTATTGAAGTATTTCGAGCATTTGATGCTGAATTTAATTTCAAGCTGGAGGCTGCTGCCGATAAAAGCAATGCGCTATGCAAAGCATTTTTAACTGAACAGCAAGACGCATTGAAATGCGACAGGAATAGCAAAGGTGCTATCTTCTGTAATCCTCCGTACAGCAGATTATGCCCTGGGTGAAGAAAGCTGCCTAGCAGTGTCGAAAGCAGAACCAGACTATTGTGATGTTACTTCCTTCCGATACGTCTACGGCCTGGTTTAATGAGGCTTTAAAAACATCTGATGAAGTGCGTTTTATTACCGATAGGAGGCTATCGTTTATCTCTGCCGAGACGGGTAAAGCAGGAAAGGCAGGTAACAGTAAGGGAAGTGTTTTGTTCATCTGGAAACCGTGGCGAAGGCTTGAGGATACAGGATGACGTATGTATAAAGAAAAGAATTATTAAAACAAGGTGTTGAATGATTGTTTATATTAATATTTTTATTCGATTTTTGTTTATAATCCTGGTCCTTTCAATCCTTTTTTACCTTGGTGTAGTTCAAAATACTGATTTAAGTATTTTTATAGGTAGATGGGAAGCCAAGGCCGAAAAAATCCTCTCATTCATTCAAGAATTTCTGGATAAATATTTTCCAGTAAGGCTTGAATAAAAACATGATAATTGAGCTTCCTTTTCCACTAGCTGTTAATACCTATTGGCGACATAATTCAAAACGCCCCTACTTAAGTGATAAAGCCAAAGAATTTAAAGCAACAACCGCAAAAATTGTCAATGAAATGCGCCAGAAATCCGGCTATCAAAAATTTGAAGGTGAAGTCTCTGTATTGATGCAGCTCTATCTACCCAACAAGATAAAGCGTGATGTGGACAATTATTCCAAAGGTGTACTCGATCCTTTAACTGGGGCGGATATTTGGCACGATGATAGCCAGGTTCGCGTGATGACCGTTGAGAAGATGGATAACAACGGTGGTGTAAAAGGTGGCAAGTGTATCGTCATTATTGATGAATATTGTTAGCCGTCGCTGACTAAAAATCATCAATACACTAACAAAGTCAATCACATTTAAAATCCAAGGTAACAACGATGACTTTTTTAAACCAACCAATATTGGTTAACGGAGACTCGTTGCCATATATCAAAACACTGTCAGATAATTCCATCGATCTTATTGCGACTGATCCGCCATACTATCGTGTTAAATCCTGCGCATTGGACAGACAGTGGAAAACAACCGAGCAATATCTAGCGTGGCTAAATGATTACCTTGTTGAATTCCAGCGGATATTAAAGCCAAATAGCAGTCTCTATCTGTTTTATAGTGAGGCATTGGCCGCTGATACCAAAATTATGCTAAGAAATCACATAAGGGTGTTAAATCACATTATTTAGGCTAAACCGTTTAGCCCGTGGCGGCGACAGAAGAAAGATACGCTCCGCGCATTTTTTCCTAGCACCGAGCGAATATTGTTTACAGAGCAGTGTAGTGCAGAGGGTACAGCAAAAAGTAACACTGGCTATGCAGTAAAATGTGCTGAGTTAAAAAGCGAAGTGTTCGCTCCACTGATTGACTATTTCATCACCGCAAAAAATCAACTCAATATCACGGGCAAAGAAATTGAACAGTATATGGGAAGCTACATGTACCAGCATTGGTTCTCGTATTCTCAATGGCAACTACCCAACAAATCACAATACGAACAATTGCAGCAATTCTTTTCGCAAAAAGCAGCAGAGAAAAGATTAGTGCCGTGTTTTTACAAAAGTCACAATGAACTTCAGCGTGATTACGGTGAACTAATGAAAAACTATGACGAGCTTAAGCGACAATATGAAAACTTACGCCGACCTTTTTCTGTCACCAAAGACGTACCGTATACCGATGTGTGGAACTTTCCACCCGCACTTTATTATCCCGGCAAGCATCCCTGTGAAAAACAATCCGCCTTGCTTGAGCACATTATTAACGCCAGTAGCAAGTCAGGTCATACCGTAGCAGATTTCTTTATGGGTTCCAGTTCGACGGTAAAAGCCGCCATTAAATTAGGTCGACAAGCTATTAGCGTGGAGTTGGAAACAGATAGATTTTGGCAGACCAAAAAAGAAATAGAAATAGAGAATCTTTCCCCCTTAAAGCGATAACACAGAGATGATCTTTTGATGAGGAGCTAACCTTCACACATAAGAAACATACTCTCATCATTTTAAACGCTCGAAAAATAAATAAAACTATCTATGAATAATATTGAAAAATATACAACAGGCACTGCCTATAGTGCCAGCGCGACGACGTTTCTATTTGGTGCCCTATCGCTTAGTGATCGGGCATTGATTACCGGTATTATCTGTTCATTTCTGACCGTTGACCTTAACTGGTACTACCGCCACAAGGAATATAGACTGAAAGTCAAGGAGAACTAGTGAGTCCCTCTAAACCGACTACTTGTTGTGGGTGGGTATGCCGTAAAAATGCTAGTATTCCTATTTAATTTCACGAAGAGATAAATTATAAACTTTATCTCTATAATATTGATGAGCTTTAAAACCTTTAGTCATTATCTCGTATCCCAATAATATTATTTCATCTTTTTTTATCTTGTGTTGCTTTAATTATCTTATCTCCCAAGGAAGAATCATTTGATCTTAACGTCAAGAGATATAATGTTTTTTCCGTAAAAAAATGTCATTAAAAGACCCTGTGTGAGTTATATCCAAAGAAATATAACCATACTTGTACAACCACTTTACCGTATAGACAACTTTTTCAGATTTAGTCTTTATAATTTCAGCGGTTTCCTTGGTATCTATCAAATCAGCAATGTGATAAACGTGAAGGCTTTTTGGTTGTGGGAAAATATTATAGAGAAGAGCGAACAACCTTCCTGAATACTCATAAAACTCGTTAATATTGGACACAATATGAACGAAATCCTATTCAAAAATGAAGACGATATAAATCTAATCAATCAACGACGAGTTGCAATCATAGCACAGCTTATACGTGAAATGGATGAAGTCAGAGCACGCGAATTTTGGCGTTCAACGTTACCCTCTGTTCCGCCCGAAATTTTAGCGGAAGCCTTGACAGTTGGTATTAGCTCATGGTGCATCATTGCTTGTCCCACTTCCATTATTGTCAAGATAATTCACCATGAACGCTCAACTTAAAAACCGCCTTCTGGCAGCGTATTAGAACTTGCTACCGTCTTGGTGCAGTAGCGGGCTATAAGCCCTATCGTGATGGTGGTGGTGTGCTCACTATTTGTCACGGTCATACGGGCCAGGACATTACACAGGGAGAAATCTATAGCGAAAAAGAATGTAACGAGTTTATGAAACGGGATTTACAAGTAGCACGCGCCACCGTTGAACATTATGTCACTGTTCCGCTCTCCGATTTGCAGAAAGCCGCTTTAACTTCATTTATTTACAACATTGGCAGTGGGGCTTTTGCCAATTCAACGCTACTCAAAAAGTTGAACGCCGAAGATATTCAAGGCACTTGTGACCAGATGCGTAGATGGAAATACGATGAAAGAAAGGTATCAAACGGGCTGATTAACCGCAGGGAGGTAGAACGGGAAATTTGTTTAAATCCAAATGCACTAATCAATCCAACTCAATGAGCCTTGGTTATCGTTCAAGGCTTTTCTATCCGCCCCGCTGCGTGAAGAATCACATCGAGCCTGAACCATTTAAAATGAGCCTTTGAGGAAGTCGGTTAGTGCTGGCGAGCCTCGATGGACTGATTTTCTGTGCGGCAAAGGCTTATTTCAAAGTAAGGAAAACGTAATGAACACAATCACTGTTCCTTTTCATGGCAATGCACTGTATATCGTGAATCACAACGGCGAACCGTATACCCCGATGAGACCTATTGTTGAGGCGATGGGCATGGTTTTGGCAGCTCAATTTGTTAAGTTAAAATAACGGTTTGCTTCAACTGTTTCGGAAATCGAAATGGTTGCAGATGACGGAAAATCCAGAAAAATGCTTTGCCTTCCGCTGTGTAAACTTGCAGGTTGGCTACAAACAATTAACTCCAATAAGGTTAAGTTAGAAATCTGCGAAAAAGTTGTTCAGTATCAAAAGAAATGCGATGACGTTCTCTATGAATACTCGACTAAAGGATAAGTTGTCAATCCTCATAAACGCAGTGTTATGCAGGAACTTAATGCTGCTTGTGCTGAATTAAAAAGCGACAAAGCGATTGATAGTTTGTTTGGTACCGGCTTGAGTGAATGGAAAAATATTAAGGCAGCACATACGAAGAAGGTTAAGGGGTTGATTGAAGAAGCTCAATTGTTATTGATTTTTTGAGGAAGCAGGATAACTGTTATCATGAATAGCATAGAATTCATTGAAAATCATGTAGTAACTGAACTTGTTAAGCAGGGTTATGAACAATCTGTAGCCAGAATCAGTGCAGATGTTGCAGTGGAGCACTATCGTCGCCATGCAGCCAGTGCCAAAGAGAAGATTTTTTCAGATTGTCTACATATTGCCAAAGCCTGGGCTAGAAAGTATCAGCCTCAAATAAAGAAATAATTAAGCAGTTCAAAAACACTCTACAGCACCATGCCCGGTGCATATCAACCATGAGCCTTTTGGGATAGAGCCTTGAGGATAGCCGGTGGCAATCATTGCGCCTACTTATGGGCTGGTTATTCCTGGGCACGAGGCTCTATCACTAAAAGAAAATAAATAATGCAATTAGTTGAAATTAAAAAATCTGATCTTGTAGCGAATACTATCGCAATTGCTGAGGGTGTTAAGAAAAATCATGACACCATTATCAAGCTCGTTGACCGTAACAAAGCCGATCTTGAAGAGTTCGGGCCACTCAGATTTGAAATCCGTATGGTTGAAAGAAGTCAAGGCGGTGGCAGGTCTCTTCGTGTTGCATTTCTCAATGAGCAACAAACTACACTCTTAATTACTTACATGCGCAACAATGATATTGTTCGTACATTCAAGAAGAAACTTATTTCCGATTTCCTTCGTATGCGAAAGGCATTAGCAAGCAAGAAAATGGATCGCAATACCGCCCGCCTCGAATACAAGCCGATGACCGACGCCATCAAGCATGAGCGTGAAGCGCAAGGTAAGATGATTGCACGGTATCACTTCAGCAACGAAGCCGACCTAATTAACCGTATCGCGCTTGATATGACGGCGGCTAAGTTCCGTGTCTATCACGATATCGGGAAGAAAGAATCCATCCGTGACTATCTGACGCCAGAACAGATCCACTGCGTTACTGAACTACAACGCGCTAACACGGTATTCATTGGCATGGAATGGGACTTCGAGCAACGTAAATCTACGTTAATGGGGATATTCAATAAAAATCATCGCCTACCTTTGATTGAAGAGCAGCAAAGGCTAGCAGCATGATGCGTTGGCAATTTCCTATTATCGCTGAACTCCTTGCCTCAATGCTGGGGACTGCCCTGTATTACCGTACGCTGTATTATGATGCTGAAAAAGCACGAAAGATTGCCGTATCAGATAGGGAAAAACAACAGGTTGCATTTGAACAGCTAAATCGGCAGATGCAGACCGTCACTGCGCTGGACACACAACACACCAAAGAGCTTGAACATGATCAGAACCTTATTGCACAGCTTGAGCACGATATGGCTGATGGTCGTCGTCGTCGGTTGCACGTCAAAGCAATCTGTCCCAGTGTGTCCACCAATACCAGCCCCTCCAGCCTGGATGATGCGGCCAGCGCCAGACTTGACTACATCGCTCAACGAAATTATTTCATCCTCAGACGACGAATTGAAATTGCAGAACAGCAAATAAAGGGCTTGCGGGATTATATCCGGCAGGTAGTACTCTCTCATCAAAGAAAAAGCAGGAATAAATCATTGGATTGATTGTCGTGTTGGTATGCCAAGTATTGACGATAACGTACTGATTTATCGAAAAGACAACAATATTCAATTGGTAGGCACTTATCTAGGAAATAACAAATTCTACTATAATCATTGTTGCCAAGGTATCCAGAAAACTTGTACTGCCAGTCACTGGATGCCGTTGCCTGAGCCGCCGAGTGAATAAATCACAAAAGTGTTCATATTAGAGACCTATCTCTCTTTTTTGCAGGAGGAACAATGAGAATTACAATAGGTCTTCAGGTCTGGTTGAAGGATAGATATTATCTTCTTTGTGAAGCAATATGGGCAAAGATGTACACTTACTTCCGCCTCATTCATAATTTGCTGTTTAGAATAAATAAATGTACCTATTTCAAGTTGATTCAAAATATAATTTTCAGCCTCGCGTGCAAAGTTTTCAAACTCAGCAATTTTTGCTTTGAGATGCGCTATTTGTTCTTTTTGTGATTGGATTCCTCACCGAGACCTAAACAGTCAGATTGAAAATTAAACAGTTTTCCTTGTGGTTCAAAAGTGGTTGCTTTAACGTCAGCATCAATTTTAGCTTCACTTATGGTTTTCGCGAGACTAATAGTTTCTTTAAGAGCGACCATAGCCTCTAGAATTCAGTTATCACTTTGATTATTCCTTTTGTTGTTTGGGCATAACAGGATGCCATCCTGCATGAAACATCAACACGGATGATAGAATATGCCCAGCCAAATTCCTAAACCTTCCTGTAAAACAGGGTTGTCCTTATAAAGAAAACCCAACTCTACAATTCCCGCTGGGATAAATCGAGACGCGCATTTCTTGCCAGAAATCCTTTGGTGTCATGTGTCAAGCCAATAACTTCATCAATCCAGCAACCATGGTTGACCATGTCGTCGCGCACCGTCTGCGCTTTGCTAAGACGATAGAAGAATTGAAGATAGCCCAAAAACTATTCTGCGATGAAAAGAACTGGCAACCACTCTACACTCAACATCACAACACAACCAAGCAGCGAATGGAGAAAGGTAACAAAGGCTATGGCTGTGATGAAAACGGCATGCCGGGTAATCCCAATAGTCACTGGTATCAACAAAACAAATAGGGAGGGAGGGAGGGTTAAAAGTTCCAGTAAAAAGGGCTTGCTGACCTAAGTTTCCCCTTTGTGTACACAGTCGCGAAATGAAAACTTTTTTGATCGCTAGTTATCTTATTGAAAATAAATACTTTTTAAAACTGATGGTTTTATTTAACAAAAAAGGATGGATTTTATGGCAGGAAGACGCCCAAAACCGACTGCCTGTAAATTAATCACCGGTAATCCGGGTAGAAGACCGCTTAATAGCGGCCTACCCCATCACTTTAGTAGCACCTCCGCCAATACACCTGTCTAATCCGGCAAAAGAGACCTGGAACCGCCTGACTTTGCTGTTAAATAGCATGGGTGTGTTAACTATCGCTGATACTTTTGCGCTGGAACGGCTGTGTGATATTTACGCTGAGATCTTGCGGTATCGTGTCTTGATAGTGCGCAACGGTGAAACGTTTGAGGTGCACTCTCAAAATGGCGTATTAATCAATGCCAATCCAGCCGTTTCGATGCTGGATGACGCGGATAAGCGCTTTAAGAGCTATCTGGTGGAGTTTGGCTTAACACCCGCGGCAAGAACCAAGGTGAGAGAACGCATGAAAAAGAAAAACAGTCTGACGAACTCGACGAATTCTTCTCTCACTGATTTAGCCAGTCACTATGCCACTCAGGTAGTTTCATGTGTAGAGCTTGCCCCGCCTGATATTCGTCACACCTGTCAGCGTCACTTGCAGGATTTAGCCACACGGCGAATACTCGCGGTATCGTGTGGAATTTATCGGCTGCTCAGCGTGCTATTCGTTTTTTTCCAACGTTATTGAAATTGAACGGTGTTATCTATGAAGACAAACCCTTTCATTTGCTGCCCTGGCAAGCGTTTGTCGTAGGCTATCTCTTTGGCTGGAAAAATAACGAAGGGCAGCGGCGCTTTCGCATGGCCTATGTTGAGACAGGAAAAGACGCGGGCAAATCGCCACTGGCTGCGGGTATTGGGTTGTACTGTCTGGTTGCCGATAATGAAGCGCGAGCCGAAGTCTACACCGCCGCAACCAAAAAAGACCAGGCGATGATCCTGTTTCGTGACGCGGTAGTGATGGTAGATCAGTCACCCAAACTGGCCGAGCGGATCCAGAAATCCGGTGGGGCAGGGAAGGAGTGGAATCTGACATTTTTACAAGCCCGTGCCTTTTTCCGACCTATCAGCGCCGATGATGGGCAATCCGGCCCCCGTCCTCACTGTGCCTTGATTGACGAAATTCACGAACACAAAAGTAATCAGGTCGTTGAAATGATGCGGGCCGGCACAAAAGGCCGCCAACAGGCATTGATTTTCATGATCACCAATAGTGGCCATAACAAAACCAGTGTCTGCTACGACTATCACGAATACGGACGTAAAGTGGCAGAAGGTAGCATTGAAGATGATAGCTTTTTCGCGTTCATCTGTTCGCTAGACGAAGGCGATGACCTCTTTAAAGATAGCGGTTGTTGGAAAAAAGCTAATCCCTCATTAGGGAGGGCATACGTTCAGCGAACGCTATCTACAGGAGCAAGTCACGCAAGCCCGAGGGATGCCCGCCAAAGAAAGCCTGGTTCGCCGTCTTAATTTCTGTCAATGGGTCGATGCGGAGAATCCCTGGATTAATAGTGATAGCTGGATGGCTTGTTAGGAAACTTTGCTGGATTTAGGGTCGCTGGCAAACTTACCCTGCTATGGCGGCCTGGATTTATCTGGTAGGCAGGATTTAACGGCGCTGGCGCTTTTTATTGGCCGGAAGAAAAAGTGGCTTATGTCGAGTTTTGGAGACCGAAAGACACCTTACTGGAGCGTGCCAGGGTCGACAGAGTGCCTTACGATACCTGGTTGCGAGCAGGTTATCTTAACGCACCCCCTCAGCGAATGCAATTAATCTGAGCTTTGTTGCCCAACGGATAGCGGAATTATCCGCACGATATACCCTCAATCGTATTGCCTACGATGCGTATCATATTGATTATTTACGGCCAGAACTAGAAAACGAAGGTGTAAATACGGTATTAACGCCTCATGGACAAGATTTCGGCAAATCGAAACAATCAGGCCTTTCGATGCCAAGATCAATTGAATTGTTTGAGCAGCGTCTTCTCGGTGGCGAATTACGCATTGATTTTAACCCCTGCCTACGCTGGAACGCCGCGAATACCGTTATTGAGGAAGATAAAAACGGCAATCGTGTTTTTAACAAACGCCGAAGTAACCGGATGCATTGACGGTGTAGTAGCACTGGCGATGGCAATCGGGGCCGCCGAGGCTGTTGAGGAAGAAACCGGCGATCTTGACAGCTTTTTAACGAATCCGATTATGATAGGGCTGTAGTGAAAAAACATCAATCTCCCGGTAAAATTAAAAACGCGATACTCAACTGGCTAGGGGTACCACAGAATTTAACGGATACGCTGTCATCGTTTCATGACTATAGCCAAAGTAAGAGTGAGCAAGTGGTGACAACGGATAAAGCCCTGCAACTTTCTGCGGTCTGGGCTTGTGTGCGTCTGTTGAGTGAATCAATATCCACACCACATTACCGCTCAAACTGTATCACCGCGAGTCGGATGGCTTACGCAGTCTCGCACAGCAACACCCTGCTTATCCTGTACTGTGTCGTCGTCCTAATCTAGAAATGACCCCTTCGCATTTTATCCAAATGATTGTTGCCAGCTTATGTTTACGCGGTAATGCCTTTGTTGAAAAAAAGAAGGTCGGTCAACGTCTGGTCTCCATCGTCCCACTATTACCCGAAAACATCACCGTTACACGACGGGATAACGGGCGATTAGAATACCATTATACCGAGAAAACCAAACCGGGTTATACCTCATTAAAACCGCGCGTTATTGCAGATAATGACATGATGCATATCCGTGGTTTTGGGTTAGATGGTGTTTGCGGGATGATACCGCTGAAATCAGGGCGTGAGGTGTTTGGCTCCGCGATGTCGCTGGAAACAACGGCTGCACGGTATTTCCAGAAAGGCATGTCAGCATCCGGTTTTGTCACTTTCTACAAATTACTCACCAAGGAGCAACGAGAAATGTTTAATAAAGAGCTTGAGCGATTTTCAGGGTTAGAAAATACCGGAAAAGTCATGCTACTGGAAGCCGGAATGAAATTTAACGGTATTACCCTAGATCCGCAAACCTCACAAATGCTAGAAAGCCGCGATCATAGCGTCGAAGAAATCTGCCGCTGGTATCGTGTTCCACCGTTTATGGTCGGTCACATCACTAAACAAAGCAGTTGGGCTTCTAGCGTGGAAAGGATGAATCTGATTTTCTTGACCAATACATTACGGCCCTTACTGGTGAATATTGAACAGGAAATCGCCCGCTGTCTTCTGGATAATGACGAGGATTATTTTGCGGAATTTTCTGTTGAAGGACTGCTCAGAACCGATAGCGCGGGGCGAGCTGCCTATTACACTACTGCGCTACAAAATGGCTGGATGAGTCGCAATGATGTGAGACGACTGGAAAATTTGTCACCGATTGATAGCGGAGACCTGTATACCGTTCAGTTAAACCTGACGCCGCTTGATCAATTGGGACAGGAGAATGACGGCGAAAAAACACGAGCCGCACTCAATGCCTGGCTATTCCCTGAAAAGTCAACCGTTCCTAAACCCACTGACACCTAGCAAGAAACAGCATAACTGGAGTTTTCCCTAATGAAAAAAAATGCACTTCCGGTATTACCGACGGTTTCCCCCTACCCGAAAATCACCAGTGAAATTTCACCGTCAGCATTAGCAAAATGGAACAGCAGCATCAGGGCATCACGCCAGGATGATAACACGCTATCGATATTTGAGACGATTGGTCAGGATTGGGCTGGCGAAGGGATCAGTTCTAAACGGATTGGCGCAATATTGCGTTCACTGGCCGGTGAAGATATCACCGTCAATATCAATTCGCCGGGGGGCGATCTGTTTGAAGGACTGACTATCTACAATCAGCTACGTGAATACGCTTGCAAAGTGACCGTAAAAATTCTGGGACTCTCGGCCTCAGCCGCTTCAATTATTGCCATGTCCGGTGACGAGATACAAATCGGACGCAGTGCTTTTCTGATGATCCATAATATTTGGGGCTTGGCAGTCGGTAATCGACATGACTTTGCTGAGATTACTGAGAAAATGACCCCCTTTGATGTTGCCATGCGCGATGTTTACGTCGCCAGAACCGGTATGGATGCAAAGACAATCACCTCGATGATGGATAATGAAACCTGGATTAATGGCGGCGAAGCGGTAGAGAAAGGTTTTGCTGATTCATTTCTGCTAGCGGGATAGCACACAACAGAATCACAATTCGCCGATTGCCGCACTGAGAAAGCTGGACGCACTGTTGGCGAAAGCCAATACGCCTCGAGCTGAACGCCGACGATTGTTTAAAGCTTTACGGGGAGATATGCCGGGCGCTATCACCTCCTCTTACGGTACGCCATGCGCTGCCCATGATGTTTCTTCCGAGACCTTGGCGCAACTAGATAACGCCTTGCATCGCCTGGTCTCAATACCTGATTAAACTGGAGACAATATATCTGATATTAATGAAATGTTTAAGAAAGTAATAGCTTCTATTGAAGAAGCCATTAGCAAATATAGCGCCCAGGCAGAAAAAGCCCTGAAGGAAGCACAAAAATCCGGTGAGCTTTCCGATGAAACCAAAGCGGACGTTGATAAAATGGCGGTTGAATTGAATGCCTTACGCGAAGCAGAAAAAACCCTGAAAGCCCAAGTTGGCGAAGTGGAACAGCATATTGCTCAAATACCGTCGCCAATGCGTTAAACGTCGTAAGTTCTATCGGTCAACAGGTGGTTGGCATGGAGATAGTACAAGCTTTAGGCTCGGGAATAGAATCCAGTAAACGGGTGATAGCCCCGATTAACGCCGCACTTATTTCATCGGATGTCACCAGAACGATTGTCGCCCCCGACCGTCAATCAGACATCTTGATCAAGCCGAAGCAACGGTTGTTTATTCGTGATTTGATTGCCCGTGGCAAGACGCAAATTAACACGATTTATTACGTGAAGCAGAAAAGCTTTACCAATAATGCCAATACCGTCGCGGAAAATACCGCGAAGCCCTATAGCACGATTGAATTCGAAGAGACGACCGTCCCCGTTCGCACGATTGCCCATCTATTTAAGGCATCAAAGCAAATTCTGGATGATTTTTCGCAACTGGCCTCCCTGATCGATATGGAGCTACGTTATGGCCTGAAATACGTTGAAGAGCAGCAAATTCTCTTCGGTGACGGTACCCCGGTTCAAACCTGAACGGGATCTTTACTCAGGCCACTGCACTCAAAGCGGAATTAAAACCAGCACATCGCACCGCAATTGATGATCTTCGGCTTGCCATGTGCTACAGGCACAACTGGCACGGTTTCCTGCGACAGGCCATGTGTTGCACTTCACTAACTGGGCACAAATTGAGCTTATCAAGGATACGCTGGGGCGTTATCTCCTCTTCAATCCGGCAGCCCTGACGACGCCAACCTTGTGGGGCTTACCTGTTGTCGTCACAGAAGCCGCCGAGTTTAAAGATAAATTCCTGGTGGGGGCTTTCAATTTAGGTGCTCAACTGTCTGACCGTGAAGAAGCGAACGTGGCGGTCAGTACCGAGAATACCGACGATTTTGAGAAGAACATGATCTCGATTCGTTGTGAAGAGCGTCTGGCGCTCGCGGTTTACCGCCCCGAAGCGTTTATCAAAGGTGACTTAACCAAGATAGAGGTTTCAGGTAGCGCGGGAAAAGGTGGGAATAACGGAGAGTAATCACCGTTAAACATGATGGCCTACATTGGTAGGCCATTTTTTACTGGAAATAAACCAACATGTTTATTGACAAAGAACAGATTAAACAACAATGCAGGATTGAATTAGACGATAATAATGAAGATGTACTGCTTGAGCGCTATATCGCCGCCGTAGAGCAAAAAACCATCGCACATCTTAACTTTAATCTATACGAAGCCTCCCTACCTAAAACTGACCCTAACAGCCTGGGTTATCAATGCGGCGATTATTCAGGGGATGTTGCTATTGGTAACGAGGTTATATGAGCATCGTGGGGGAATATCCGACATGGAACAGTTGTCTATTTTTCCATTTTTTAAGTTTTTAGTTGATGACTACATGCTGAGCGGACTATGAAACCGCATTATAGCAGATCGTATTCCCGCTTCCCCGATCCCGGGGAGTTAAATAAGCGTGTTTTGTTTTATACGCGACAGGATGAACCGATAGGCGGCAGCGGGATACAGTCAGCAAATCAAGACTAACATACCGTCTGGGGAAAATTGATCCCCGTGAGCGACACACTTCACCTCCACTCTTTTCAAATCAACAAAACCATCATGCATAAAATCATTGTGAGATACAAACAATCCCTTTACTCAAGTGATCAAGCGGTAATTAACGGTGTCGTCTACCTCATACGGGGCGTTACTGATATCCACAGTGCGGGTCGTTTTCTGTCTTTTTACTGTGAAGAAATGCGCAGTCAATCCGAAAGAGGAAATGATTTTGGATAATCTTCATATTGATTTTCATCAACCCAAAGAATTTGTCTTTAATCGCGCAAGGATCCGTCGTGCTTTTGTGAAAGTCGGACAAACGCATCTGAAAGCAGCCCGTCGTCAACTGATGAAGCGGTGTGGTCGTTCACGACCCGATGAAACCCCACGGTGGCAAACCAGACGATTAGCACGATCTCACGATCTATTGGTTATTACGTTCCGAAAGCAACATCACGACGACCCAGGTTAATAGTCAAGATCGCCCCCAATCAGAAACGCGGTGTCGACAGTAAACCCATTGAAGGCGATTTCTACCCTGTTTTTCTGCATTACGGGGTACGTAGCGCTTCTCGCGGCATTTCTAAACAGCACAAACGACAAAAACGTCACCACCAACGCGGGGGATGGCGTATTGAGAAACGTCAAAATTACATAGTCGCCACGTTAATGCGGCTGAAAAGCTAGATGAGCTACACGCTAAAGAGAGCACTGCGTCAATCACTGCGGGCAGCGCGAAAGAAAGGAAAAAATCATGAAACTTAGTCCCATTATTGCGATATTACAAACCTTGTGCCCCCCGTTTTGAAAACAGAGTAGGCAGTGTTTCTCAATATGAGGATTTACCCGATTACGGAAAATTGTCTTTGCCGGCTGCTTACGTTATTCCGGGAGAAGATGTTGTCGGTGAACAACGGTCACAAACGGATTATTGGCAATCATTAACCGAAAGTTTTTACGTTGTGGTGATTTTAAATAACGCACGTAATCAAAAGGGACAATATCCCTCAGTCGACACATTAAATGAAGTCAGGTCTGAAATCTGGCGGGCATTAGTGGGTTGGCAGCCAGAGCCGGGTTGTGGTGCGATTAATTATGCGGGTGCAGAGGAAGCGGATTCAAACCGCGTCGAGTATCACTACCTGTTTAAATTTAATACTGAAACCGAAATCAACGCTGAAGACACACGCCACTCTGCTGAACTGAATAATTTACCTGATTTGCATACCATTGCTATTGACCTAAATGAACAGTCAAACAGCGTAAAATCGCATCTTGAGATGAATATAAAATGATGGGTACACAACCAGAAATTGTTTTTATCAAACCCAAGGTGCCTATTCCGCAATATATGCACGATACAAAAGAATATTTTAGTGAATATCTACCTGAAGAAGGATTGCAGGTTCAAAAAACCCTTTTTTGGATTAGAAGAAAACAGGATGATGATATTGAGGAAGTGAATCAATCCTATACCCCCCCAATCGTGCAAGAGACGACTGATACCGCAAAAACCAAATTAAAAAAAGCAAAGGGGAGACGCCGGAATGACCATTAGCTTTAATACCGTGAGCGCTAATCTGCGTGTGCCTGGTGTTTTTACCCTGAAATGGACAACAGTGCCGCCAACACGAGCCAATGTAGTGGCCCAGCCTTGTTAATTGGACACGCACTACCGGCAGCAACCATCACCTTGAATTCCCCTATGCTTATCCCCTCGGCAGAAATGATGCAACAGTTAGCCGGTCGTGGCAGCCAATTGCACCGCATGGTACACACCTGCCGTCGGATTGATGCGGTCGGTGAACTGTTTGTCATTGCTGTACCTGAAACCAATGGGACGGAAGCAACAGGCGAAATTCACGATTAGCGGCACAGCGAGCGATTCCGGTGTCGTTACCCTGTACATCACATCGGCAATCAGCGTATTTTGGCTGCTGTTAGGAAATCGGATACGGCGAATACCGTTGCAGCCGACCTTAGTAAAGCGCAATCAATGACAATCAGGACTTGCCCGTCACCGCGACAATAGCGGCTGAAAAATCAGCTTAACGGCGAAACATAAAGGGTTAACCGGCAACGATATTCCGCTGATAATGAACTATTATTCGCCAACAGGCGGCGAAAATACACCTCACGGTCTAAATATCACGATTAAAGCCATGAGTGGCGGCGCTTGGTTCACCGGATATGGATAATATCATCAGTGCGATGGGTGACTCCTTATTTGATTTTATTGGCTTGCCTTTCTCCAATTCCGCCTCACTAGAAAAGATGGGAGCGGAGATGAACAATGAGAACGGCCGCTGGAGTCCTTATCTCCAGTTGTTCGGGCATGTTTATACCGCCAAAAGAGGCACGGTCGGCGAACTGATCGCTGTTGGTAACTCGTTAAATGATCCGCATCTCACTATTGCTGAATACCCGCAATACAAAACGCGTTTGATGAACTGCTGGCGGCTCGATTAGCACGTAGCGCAATATTTCTGCGTAACGATCCGGCCAGACCGACTCACAAAGGCGAGTTAAACGGCGTATTACCTGCTCCGTCTGGCAAACATTTTATCTTGACGGAACAACAATCACTCCTTTCACACGGTATCGCTACTGCTAATGTAGAAGGAGGTGTCTTATGTATTTAGCGTGATGTGACAACCTACCAGAAAAACCGTTACGGTGTGGTAGATAACAGCTATTTGTATAGCGAAATGCTCTATACCAGTGCTGATATTTTGCGGCGCTTAAAATCGGTGATCAGCAGCAAGTACGGACGGCATAAACTGGCCGATGACGGGACACGATTCGGGGCAGGTCAGGCGATTGCTACACCCGCCGTCATTAAAGGCGAACTCTGTGCGATTTATCGCCAGTTAGAAAACGAAGGCATTGTCGAAAACTTTGATGCATTTCGTAAAAATCTTATCGTCGAGCGTAACAAGGATGACCCCAATCGTATTGATGTGGTATTTCCGGCGGATTATATCAATCAACTGCGGGTATTTGCGTTATCGAATCAATTCAGACTGCAATATAACAATAGCAACGGTGTGGTGTGGTAATGATTGGGAATAGAAAAATAGGTGGCGTCTTGTCTGTTAAGGCAGACGGCCAGCAATTATCACTGAACGGTACGCTTGAATTCCCTATCAATACCATCATCCGAGAAGATATCGGCGGCTCTGATGGCAGTGTGCATTACAAAGAAACGCACAAGGCACCGTATATTAAGGCTGAATTCAAAGTAGAGCGTAGTTTTCCTATTCAAAAACTGACTTCCGCTGATGAAATGACCATTACTGCCGAATTAGCTAACGGCATGGTGTACGTATTATCTGGTGCGTGGCTGGCGGGTGAATCTGCCTATAACCCACTTGAAGGAACAGTTGAGATGAAATTTCACGGAGATGAAGGATTTTATCAATGAAATCAATGGCACTGAGTAAGCCGATTCAGGTACACAACAACAATGTGAGCGTACTAGACATTCAGGAACCCATGTTTGATCAGGTTGAAAATACGGCATCCCCTTTAGTTACTCTGAACAAGGCGAGATGCGGCTGGGTATGCTCTCAGCACTGGGTTATCTTCCTGAACTGACAGGGATACCCCACTCCTCCGCGCAACAGCTAGCGTTACATGATGTGTTTGTCGCCTCGATGCTCATCGTGGGTTTTTTTACCGGTGCCCAGAACTTGGTAGTCTCAGACGACGATTCTATAACGTTGCCTGGTTCTGGCGACTAAATCCTCTTGAATTACGCCAGCATCCGCTAAGCCAGTTCTTTGATTTGGAAGCGGAGGCTGTGCGTATTAATAAGGAGCAACACGGTGGCTAACAGTATTGAGTTAAAAGCTATTATTACTGCCGTTAACAAACTCTCCGCCCAGCTCAAGGGGATGCGGCGTGAAATGAAGTCCTTCAAGAAGGAGTTTAGCGCAGGAATGGCGGGGGTGGGCTACATTAGGGGCGGACGTTGTGACTGCAATAGCGGGTCCCATCAAACAGGCGATAGACTTTGAATCGACGATGGCCGATGTCCGTAAGGTGGTTGATTTTGATCCGCCAGAACAATTCAAGCAGATGTCAGAAGATATCTTTAAGCTCTCGACAGAACTGCCAATGGCAGACGATGGCATAGGGCAGATTGTGGCCGCAGGCGGACAGGCGGGGATAGTCAAAAAAGAACTGATGTCCTTCGCAAAATCCGCTGTGAAAATGGGCATCGCCTTTGACCAGACCGCCGAGCAATCCGGGCAGATGATGGCACAGTAGCGTACTGCGTTCCGGTTAACCCAAAATGATGTTGTTAATTTAGCCGATAAATTAATTATCTCGGCAACAAAGGGCCAGCGAATGCGGCCAAGATTTCCGATATTGTGACCCGCATTGGCCCATTGGGTAAAGTGGGCGGTCTCACGTCTGGAGAAATTACGGCACTTGGCGCAACCATTGCCTGGATGGGTGTTGAGAGTTAGATGTGGCGGCAACCGGCATTAAGAACTTTATGTTGGCATTAACTAAAGGAAAATCAGCCACAAAATCGCAAAAAGTAACCCTACACACCTTAAAAATTAGTCCCCAAAAACTGGCCGCACAGATGCAAAAAGATACGAAAGGGGCAATGTTGATGGTGCTGAAAGCACTTGAAAAATTGCCTAAAAAAGATCAGATGGCATTATTAAATGATTTGTTTGGCTCTGAATCCCTTGTGGCAATTGCGCCTCTGCTCACCAATCTTAGGTTATGGAGGTAAACCTCGATAGCGTTGCTGACAAACAAAAGTACGGCGGCTCAATACAGAAGGAGTACGCTAGCCGTGCGGCCACTACCGCAAATGCTATCCAACCGTTTAAAAATTAGATGCATGTTGCCAGCGTGAGTATCGAAAGTATTTTTCTGCCTTCCATTATTGAAGCGACAAAGGAAATCCAACCGTTGATTGAACAATTTCGCACCTGGGTAAAAGCCAATCCAGAACTGATTAAATCCTTCGCCAAGTGGGGGGCTTATCTGCTGGAAACGGCGACAGCGGTAGGTATTATCACCCGTGCTTTCAGGCTTTTTAACAGTGTGATGAAGATGTCTAAGCTAGGTAAGCTGGTCACGTTAATGGTAATAGGCGGTGGACTTATCGTCGACAACTGGGAAACGATCGGCCCGATTGTTAAAGCGGTCTGGCGTGATATTGATGGCGTTATTCAGGCAATAGGCGGTTTGGAAACCGTGCTGGCAGGCATTCTGATTTTTGTTACGACAAAATGGGCTGTCGATATGGTGAAATCGATTTGACATGTCACCCGCGAAATGAAAACATTGGCTAAAAACAGTCCCTCTGGCATCAAGGGAGTACTGGGAAAAGCAGGAATTATTGGTGCTGTTGCGATGGAAGCCGCACCGCTTGTCGAAAAAGGTCTAAATGCCGCATTCGGTGATAATGAATGGTTTCAAAACATCAGAACAGCTCGGGATTAGGGCGAGTTTGGTCGTTCAATGATGGACGACAGTCATTTACTTAAAGATGACAAGGGCAACTGGCAATTTCAGGAAGCCCAAAAAACACCTTGGATTCACTGAGCAAAACTGAACCACGAGACGGTGCAGTCAGGCTGCTCTTTGAAAATACCCTGCCGGGTATGCGTGTCGCCCCCGTAGGCAATACGCTATCCTGGCTGAGTTACGATGTCGGCTATAACCGATTTTCCAGGCAGTAGCAGTAAGCAAAAACAAAGGAGAAGGAATATGAGTTTTTTAACAATAGAAGTTGATAATTACGACAATGGAAATGCGTACGAACCAACGAAAACGATAGGAATTAATTTTGAGTCTATAGGAGAAATAAGTAAAACTGTCAGTTTAGGCATCCCTCAGATATTAATTTTATCAGAAAGAAAATCTTTTAAAACCATCAGGGAGCGTGATGATTATTTTGACTATATAGCCAGCAAGTTAGAAGCCATTGATTTATCAGCAAAATAAAATAACAAGCAGTAACAATTATGAAATTTGTAAGAATAAAATATCGTGAAGATAATAAAACCGAAGATGTGATAGTCAACTTATCAAAAATTCCTTATATTGACAGAACTTTCCTCAATAAACTTAATCCTAATCTTACTTATGACACTTTGTTTTCTGCGCCATGGGGCGGATTTTATCGATTAAAATTTAATAATAAAGCAGATGCCGATAATTATTTTAATTATGTGATGGAAAAACTTCGCGCCGTTGAAATGAAAAATAAGCCCTAGTAATACAATTATATGCTTTGAATTTTAATGCAGAGGTTTAGATGACGGTATGGAAAGATAACCTGCGTCCAGCATCCTTTCGCGGCGTACCGTTTCAGGTAGAAGACGACGAGGCGACATTTGGATGGCGCGTACAGGCGCATGAATATCCCCATCGTGACAAGCAGTATACAGAAGACTTAGGACGAGCAACCAGGCGTTTTAGCATTGGCGCTTATCTGGTCGGTGATAATTTTTTTGAGGCCAGAGATCGACTTATTGCGGCTATCGACACGCCAGGGCCTGGAACGTTGGTGCATCCCTATTACGGTGAAATCGCGGTCTGTATCGATGGTGAAGTGAGAGTGAGCCATAGCGGACGCGAAGGCCGCATGTGCCGCGTCAGTTTTAGCGTGGTCGAAGCCGGTGAATTATCTTTCCCGACTGCCGGTATCGCCACCAGTCACACCCTGATTTCTTCCAGTTCCGCGCTCAATGATCGGATTGAGGTGGTTTTTGCTGATTTAGGGTTAAAAGAATTGGCTGATTTTAGTCAATAATTGGGTGTTAAATCAGGCTAAATCCATGATCAGCCATGTTACCAACGCTTTTGACACTATCGATAGCGGCATTACCGCAGCATCAAGACTACTACACAGTGATATTTCTGTGCTGCTTAAATCTGGCTCATCGGGTAAAGGGTTTGTGGAAGCCATACAGCGGATGTGGCGATCGGGCAGGCGTACTTTTCAGGATGCCGCAACAACCGGCACAGCAAATAAAGACGCTATCCGGTGTGACGCTGGGGCATGATTTAGCGCCACGCGGCGTCTGGAAAAACGACAGGCCAAGTATAATGCGCAGTAATCGTATTGCCGCTTTGTTGCGTACCACGAACATCCATGAGGCGAAGTGGCGATTAACACAACTCCCCCCGCCACGTACTGCTATATTACCGGTTACTCAACGTGAGAAACGTCAGCTACACGTCAATATTTCCCATCCCGCATTACACGCGATTTCTCATACGGCAGGCAGCCACACAAAAGGACTCACGGCGGTCACGTGGGATGCATTGGTCACAGTGCGAGAAACCCTGAATCAGGCTATCGAGCACGAACAGGCGTTGACGCTTGACGATGTGCTGTTACTTGCCTTGTAACAAGTGAAAACCGATGCCAACCCGGATATTGCCACACGACTGGCACAAGTTGAAAAAACGGTGCTACCGGCGCTGGTTCTGGCCGCTAAGTGGTATGACAACGCTGCACGCGAAACCGATATCACCCGCCTAAATGCCGTTAATCATCCTGGTTTTGTACCGGTACAACCATTAAGGGTTCCTGCAAGATGAGCAATCATGTGATATTGCGTGTCAACGGGAGTGAATGGGGAGGGGGGTTGGCACGTGTCCAGATTTCGGCAGGTATAGAACGACTCTCACGCGATTTCAATGTGGGAATTACCCGCCAGTAGCCCGGCGAATCAGGCAGTGTGCCGCTCCAGCCCAGAATATAAAAAAGGTGAACGTGTCGAAGTCCTGATGGGTCAGGATAAAGTCTTAATCGGCTGGATCGAAGCAACCCCGATACGCTATGACGCCAAGAGTATTCAGGTTGGCATCAGTGGCTGGAGTAAGATAGCGGATTTAATCGATTGCGCTGCTAAGAGCATACTTTTTACGGGCAAAACCTTGCACCAGATAGCCTCAGCACTGGCAAAACCCTTTGGCATTAAGGTTATTAGCCAAAAAACCCCAAAAACGGTGCTACAGGCTTTTCAGGCGGATTATGGGGGCTTGTCCATGAAGCTAGGAAGTCAACAGGCGCTCGCCTGGGAGGATGAAGACGGTAATCTGCTAATTGGTACTGTCGGCAATGATCGTGTGACAACGGCGCTGGTGTGGGGAGAAAATATTCTCACCTGTGATACGGAACAGAGTATCCGTGAACGCTTTTCGGAATATCAGGTTGCGGGTCAACGATCGGGTGATGACGACAATTTCGGGGAAGCGACATTAACCGCCATTCGAGCCAAAGCCAAAGATAGCCAGATAACGCGCTATCGTCAGCAGTACATTCAACAATCTGGCAATGCAACCTAGGGCAAGTTGTCGAGCACGTAGCGAATTTGAAGCACAACAACGGGCCGCCAGAACCGAAGAAACCACCTATACCGTACAGGGTGGCGGCAAGGTTGACGGCAGTCTGTGGAAACCTAACCAGCGTGTTATCGTTTTTGACCCCGTGTTATGTTTTAACAATCGGGAACTGGTCATTAGCGAAGTTGTTTATACGCAGGATGAGAGTGGTACGTTACGCGAATTACGTGTTGCACCCGAGGCCGCGTATATTCCGCCGCGTTAAGCGTTAAAGGAAAAAGCAACAGACGATATCGGCGACCTATAGAAATTTTATGATAGTGATGCCAATAGAAATTTTAAAAAATTTTTTAGTTTAACTTATTAATCAGTGAACCAATGCAAAATATTTTTTCTCGTTTGCAGCGAAACCTTGCGCGTCTATGGTCACGAGTGTTAATACAACGTCTGAATAACGCGATCGCTTGCCAACAGGTTGATATATCCATGATGGCGGGCGAAACGAAAACAAGTATGGAGTACCTGGAACCTTACGGTTTTACCTCAACTACAGGTGCAGAAGGGGTTGCGTTATTTCTCGCTGGCGACGGTTCTCACGGCATTGTGATTAACGTTGCTGCCGGTGATATCGGTTAAAAAGTCTCAAAAGCGGTGAGGTGGCCATCTATACAGATGAAGGCGATAGCATCGTGCTCAAACGTGGGCGGTTGATAGAAGCGACCACAGAAACCTTTGTTATCAATGCAAAAAACAAGGTGGTACTCAACACCCAACAAGTAGAAACATCCGGAAAAATTACCGCTGGGCAATCTATCGTTTCACAAGCTGAAATACAGGACAAACCAGGCTCTATGAGTACTATGCGGATGCAGTACAACACCCACAATCGCCAAGGTGATAACGGTGGCGTAACAAGCAAGCCCAATCAACCAATGTAAATAATATGCTGATGAATAAAAAAGTGAATACAGCGTTACCCGATCAGGAACGACTCAAGCGGGCAGTGATGATATCGCTTTTCACCTGGTGACGCGCTGAACCGGATGATGACACGGATACGCCGTTTGGGTGGTGGGGTGATACTTGGCCAACGGTACAAAACGACCGGATTGGCTCTCGATTGCATCTGCTGAAACGCACGACCTTAACCCATCAAACGGCGCAAAGAACGAAGGAATATACCGCTCAAGCGCTCAAGTGGATGACGGAAGACGGTGTAGCGCTTCGGGTTGATATTAAGCTAGTACGCTCAGACATCGATAGATTAATTGCAACTGTCATCCTAACGTTACCTGACCATAACATCAAAACGATGACCATCAACAATTTGTGGAGTGTAATCCATGCAAAATAGCGGTTTTTCGCGCCCGACACTGCCCCAACTGATCGACATCATTCGTGGTGATTTGCTCACGCGATTTAATGAAGATAGCGTGTTGCGCCGTCTCGATGCTGAAGTGTACGCAAGAGTACAGGCTGCCGCCATTCATACTCTATACGGATATATCGATTATTTAGCGCGCAATATCTTGTCGGATTTAGCCGATGAAGACTGGTTGACCCGACACGGTAATATCAAACGTTGTCCACGTAAAGGGTCCACCAAGGCGAGCGGATTTGTTCGTTGGGAGGGTGTACAAAATACCCTGTCAATACCCTCTGACACGGAAATACACCGTGACGATGGGCAAATCTACACCACAACAGCCCCAATAACATCAGCCAATGGTATACTTCGCGTGCCCGTCGTGGCAAAAAGCAGCAGACAAGCCGGCAATTGCGAAGACAGTATCACACTACGTCTGGTAACCCCGATAACAGGACTGTCATCTACCGGCTATGCCGATAGCATTAGGACGGGAACGGATATTGGAGGCTTAGATAACTGGCGACAACGCATCATGGCGCGCTGGTACGATACGCCGCAGAGGGGTGCGGATAGTGATTATGTTCGCTGGGCGAAGGAAGTTTTAGGCATCAGCCGCGCATTGACACATCGACATAAGAACGGTATCGACACGGTTGGGGTGATGGTGAAGAGTGATGATGTCGACCATCCGGCACCCACAGAGGAAATTTTAACCAAAGTCAAAGAGCACATCTTTCCGCTTGCGCCTGTTGCTGGAAGTGGTTTAACCGTCTTCTCCGTCACCGTAAAAACCGTTCCAGTATTGATAGCCTTGTCAACCGACACGCCAGAAATTCGGGCGGCAGTTATTGCTGAAATCAAAGCTTTCTTACAGCGAGAAGGAGAGCCTGGCAGCAAACTTTTTCTTTCAAGACTCGCGGAAGCCATCAGTCTTGCGGCAGGTGAGGTCGCTCATCGGCCTAATTGCGCCAACGGCAGATATTGAATTAACCCATACTTAGGTGCCGGTATTGGGCGAGGTAACGTAGCCAAAATATAAGGAATGAGCGTAATGAGTCAACTCGACGATGAATATACGCAATTGTTGCGAACATTATTACCGCTTGGCCCGGCATAGGATGAAGAAGATCCTCTTATTAAAGGGCTAGCCCCTTCACTGGCACAGGCTCATCAACATGCTGATAGCCTGATGATTGAAATGAATCCGACTCAATCGGTTGAATTAATTAACCTCTACGAAAAATTATGCGGACTGCCGGATAAGTATCTTGCCAATAGAGCGCAAACACGAGAAGAAAGACAGCAAGTCCTTGATGCAAAGGTCAATACAGTGGGTGGCATCAATGCGGCTTTTTTCAAAAAACAGTTGGAAATATTGGGTTATCCCACAGCAACAATAGAACAATTTCACCATCTTGATAGCACACCCGATCCGTCTTGGGGTAACAAGTGGCGCTACTACTGGCGAGTAAATGTTCCTGCTGAAGCTAATGTACGCTGGATTAGTTGTAGCAGTTCTTGCAATGGGGCGATAGTGCCGTAGAGTGCGTTATTGAGCATCAGTGTCCTTCCCATACCCAAGTCATTTTTGCCTACATCAAAGGAGAAAATGATGCATCGCATTGATACCTCTACCGCACAAAAAGATAAATTTGGTCAAGGAAAAAACGGTTTTACCAACGGTGATCCCACTACCGGCACACCGTCAACAAAATTAAATAGTGATATTTATGATGCACTCCAGGAAGAAGTGTGTACTGTGGTTGAGCGTTCAGGTATACGGCTAAACAAAAGCCAGCTTTATCATGCAATACAGAAACTGTCTGAGATAGAAGCGAATAACGCTAAAACAGCGCTAATTGATGGTTCAACTGTCGATTTAAATACGTTAAACAAGCTTGCAAAGGCGCTTGGTAATGACCCGAAATTGGCCGAAACGGTGACACAGCAACTTAGTCAAAAATTAGCAAAAAATCAAAACGGGGCGGACATCCCAGATAAAAACCTTTTTCTAAAAAACCTTGGTTTGTTAGAAACAATGGATTGTGCAAAAAACGCACTGGATAAACGAACCGGCGGAACCATCAATGGCAACCTGCATATGACACAATCCGTGCATATCGGCGATAATGATTCAGGATTACGAGCGAATGGTGACGGCAACGTGGCACTTTATGCTAATAATGTGAAAGTTGGAGAATGGAGTTATAAAAGTCTCCATTGGTTAGGCAATGCTGAAGTTGATGGCACGATCAATACCCATAGCAATATGGTTGTTTCGTGGGTTGGTAGAACCTCTGTTTATCAAGAAAATGGGGATGTTCATGGGCCAATTTGGGGTGGACATCTCAGCGGATGGCTAAATAATACCTTTGTGTGCGATATTCGATTGGGACATATGCAGGAAATTCAGATATGGAAGGGACCTGGCTATCGCGATGAACCCTACTATGTGATTACTGGCGTGTATAACGGTAATGTTGATGCCTATGTAGATTACGTTCAGCGCCGAATCATACAAAAAAACGTTAACGGTAACTGGATAAATGTGCGGTTTATGTAATGAAAAGTATTAAAAACTTTAAGCGATATCATCCTGACTCTGTTGATAAAAAATTACTAGAGCGCTATATTGGTGCGATTATTCTTATCTCGGAAGATGATCAGGACTGGTATGAGTACCAGAAAACTTTTCAGCCAGATACGATGAAAGTTGACTATGAGGCCGACGGAGTGATACGTTCAATGGGCTATGATATCAGCGGCTTCTGTCAGGATGGGTGCAGCATAGCAGAGGTATCCCAATGGCCTAAAGAGGCAGTCCCTAACCGAAAGTGGTGTTTTGTTGATGGTCAAGTCGTCCCGCGGATCTACACAGCAGATGAACTAAGGGAGCAAGCGACTCATAAACGAGATTATCTGCTTGAGCAGGCAGCAAAAATTATCGCATCGTTAGAGGATGCGGTAGACTTCGACATGGCAACAGATCCCGAAAAATCCGCGCTGCTCTGGCCTGGAAAAAATACCGAGTGCTGCTAAACCGTGTGGATATTAGCGTCACGCCAGATATTGAGTGGCCGGGGAAGTACCACATAAAACAGAGTAAAATTGAATGATTCAGCTGCCCTGACAATGTAGTTAAAAGCAATATTGCGAGGACGATTTTCATCAGCAGTAGGGACAACACGATCAGCATCGAAAGACATCACACTTCCCCAATCGTCATGGCGCCCATTGGCAATGTTAACATTATAATTACTGTCTTTTTTAAATGCTCCTTATCCCCCTGCAATGGGTGGCTCTGTTCCGCTTTGTCTCGCATACCCAATGCGTCCAGTGATATTTCGGATGGCATCACCTTGAACGCTTAATATCTTACGTCCATTATCCACTTTTCGCCCTGCATCCCAACCACGGATAAATTCACCACGCAAATCAGGGAGGTTGCCTGATGGATAAGCGAGAGCCAGGAGCGGGTATTTTATCTTATCGAATGGCTCACCGTTGCAGATAAACCAACCCATTGGTGCTCTTTCCGTAGGCCACGGCAGAGGAACACCTACCGGGATTTCGGCACGTAATATTTCCGGTGTAACGGCATGAACATCGCTGGCGGTTAGTTGCACATCCTGAGTCAATGCTTTGCCGTTAATTTTACGAGAATCAGGTGTCGCATTTTTAGCCAGATTTATGGTTTCCAACAAACCAAACTTTAATATAATTCAATATTTGGTTAAACTTTAATCACAATCAACTAGCTCAGGGCTTACAGAGGGGAGGAAAAGATCAAAAATAGCAAAAATAGGCTATATGCGGGTGTTAAAAAATGACCAAAATACCGATTTCAGCAAAAATCTCTCATTTGTGCAAATTGTGAGCAGATTTTTGAGAATAAAATCAGCGGAAAAACAGACCAGAGACCCGGATTAAAACGAGCATTAAATTGCCTGAAATCGAGGGACACTTTGGTAGTCTGGAAGCTGGATAGACTGGGGCGCAGCATTAAACATTTGATTAGTTTAATCTCTAATCTGGAAGATAAAGGCATTCATTTTCATAGTTTGACGGATGCTATTGACACTTCTACGTCCGCAGGCCGTTTTTTCTTCCATGTGATGAGTGCGTTGGCACAAATGGAGCGGGAACTCATTGTTGAACGTACTCAGGCGGGTCTAGTCCTAGTCGCAGCGAGAAGTAGAGGACGTATCGGCGCGCGGGCAGACCTTGCGTATTATCTTCCTCACAGCAACAGCAGGCTAAAAAATTACTTGAGTCCGGCCATAGTAGAAAACAACTTGCATTACTATATGGCGTTTCGTTAGCCACTATCTACAAATATTGTCCAGTTAATCGCATTTCTAAAACGGTCGAAAATACGTCTGATGAAAAATAACAGTGTAATTCCGTTGCACTGATGGAAACAAAAGTAGCTCGCCATTTATCAACTACTTTGGCTGCAAATATACCACACACCAGTATCCACAATATATTTAGCGACCGGAACTACCGCTAAAAATTAGTGGCAGTGAGATACAAAGATGTCAAGTTAAATATATTGGTAGCGACATACTATAGCCAACCGACTTAAAAATGATAACAGATGATGCCCCGATATATGGCAAAACCCGATATATGGCAAAACCCGATATATGGCAAAAAAAGTATAGCTGGCTGTTATTAAAATAATGTCGCTTGGCTATAACTCTCCTCCATTACGTCACCACAAAGCCTATTCCTACAATTCAACATTCCTCGACTGCTCGCCGTCATGACATACGGGCGCAGTGGCTTGATTTTAGCAGAGGTCATTATCGCATATATCACGTTATCCGAGTGGAATCGACGTAACTTAAAACACGAACTGAGGGAAATTCTGCTTGAAACGATAAAAAAAGCGAGGTTTGAAATAACTCTATGAAAAGTGAAAATGATATTATTTCTGACGATGAACTTGAAAAGATAACAGGTTTTCAACTTCCCAACAAACAAGTGGAAAAATTAATTGAGGCTAGAGTATGGTTTGTAAAAAATCGCGATGATAAGCCTCGTACTACATGGTACCACTTTAATCATCCACTTAAGTTTAGGACACCAAATTTAATATCTGAGCCAAATTGGGGAGCAATGAAAAATGGGAAGACCACGTAAAAATCCTGATGACGCGAAACTACCGAAACGCGTATCTCGCAGACGTAGCGCGTTTGAATACAAACATAAAAACGGAGAAACAAAACGCCTTTGCCCGTTAAGCGACAGCTATGCCAAAAGGGGGGGTGGACCGCTTACGAAGAGTATATGAAGAAGATTGAAGGTAATACACATGGTGATACATTTGAAAAACTAATTAATCAATTTTTTGAATCTACTGATTTTAACTCATTGAGTAAACACACAAGAACAGACTATGCAAAGTACGCTACTCGGGTAAAAAAAACCTTTTGGTAAAATGCCCCCTGATGCCATTAAACCTCCGCATATTCGGAAGTACATGGATATACGCGGCGCAACAAGTCGAGTTCAGGCTAATCAGAAAAAAGCATTTTTGTCCCGAGTCTTTAGGTGGGGTTATGAGCGCGGACTAGTGGCTATAAATCCATGCCAATGTGTTCGCCAGTTTAGCAAAAAACCCCGCGAACGTTATATAACCGACGAAGAATACAACGCGCTATACCAAGCCGCTGATATTTTAGGCGAAATAGCAATGGAAATTTCATACTTATTTTGCGCACGCCAAGATGATGTTCTTTCGCTTCGCCGCGAGCAAATTATGAATGAAGGTATTTTTATATGCCAAGGAAAAACGGGGGTAAAGCAGATAAAATCATGGTCGCCCAGACTTCAGGCAGTGGTAAAGCTTGCATCAACACTTTCCGTCCGTGCAGGGATCGTTTCAACTTTTGTACTATACCAATCTGACGGAGGTCGATACACGGATAGTGGATTAAGTAACCAATGGAGAGCCGCGAAAGCCTCAGCCAAAAAAATAATCCGGATCTTAATTTCGATTTCACATTTCACGATTTGAAAGCAAAGGGGATAAGCGATCTGAGCGGCTCGTTACAGGAAAAACAGGTTATATCAGGGCATAAAATATTGGCCAGACGGCGAGGTATGACCGCAAGGTCAAGGTGGTACCGACAGTAGACGGCCAGAATACAAAGTCAAATTAAGCGCTCGAAGTGTTCAGAATATTCATTGCAACTAAGCGCTATCTCTTTGCTATTTTCACTACATTCTTAGGTTTTAGTATTCTGAAATTAGCACATAACCAATTGATTTTATTAAGTCAGGAGGCTGATTGAGAATCCTCGTGTCGGTGGTTCGATTCCGCCTCCGGGCACCACATTCCTAGCACGGTGATTGAAACTGAGAATTTCAATTATTTTTTGAAGCCCTACTCAGCTGTATATTGATTTAATAATTTTACTGCATCTGGACTTATTCCCATAAACTTATCCAGCAAAACATAAGAATTATTAGTTAAAGAAATAAATTCCATTATAAACTCAGCAGAATCATCAGCATTAGTAGTTTTTTTATCTTTACTAACTTATCAATTTTAGAGAATGAATCTTTATCTAATTCACCAATATTTTTTGAACAAATGGGTAGTAATTATTGATTGTGGTATTCACTTTAGAATTAGCTGAGGCAGCTTGATAGCAAAGTTTAACCAAATCATCTAAGTTAGTATGACTAACATATGCTCTCTACTTAATCTTTGCCAAATACATTTTTAAATAACTTTCCAGATTTGGCATTTTTTCTTGTAATGACTGTTGCGAATGCTTGTAAGTTCTGATTAGTCAGCTTCATTGCTGCATTAGCCCACTACCACATTTGTAAACATTGAGGATGGTAGATTAATAAAAACACAGGATGGAGTTTTTTAGCAGTTAAGACCTAAATAAACCTTACCATCCTGCATAAATTTAATTAATTTTCATTAATAAGAAGCATCTTTTAACGCCAGGCCAATGACTGGATCTTTTGCAAAACATAGTTACAGTGCTCTGAAGCATATTTAGTCATCATGTTAGATAAAACAGCAGTACAAGTGAAAATGTTCTCTATTCCTATTTCTAGTAGTCGATTTTTCCAATCATTGAATCTATCCTGACCAATCAGTGTTTGATCCAGATTGTGAGCTTTTTCCATTAAAGAGCATGCATAATACCTGAGCATTAGCGGTGATTCTGACTCGGTTCCAAAAATAGCACTGGATGAATAATGAGTAAAAACGGTAGATAGCGCGAATAGATGCTCGGCTTTTTCTCTATATGTACTTGCTGTTAAATTGTATAAGTTGAGGATCTGGTCATAATTTTGCTTTTTCAAAATGTAGCCCTGTTGAAAATCAATCAAACGAGAAAAAATTTTAGTTAACTCCTGTTGAGCAGAGCTATCTATCAGCTTTGTGCTATAGGCATTAGATTTTATAGCCTCAATGAAAAATTGCTTATATTGGTCACTTAAATCTAAGGCCTCAATTAATTTATTAAACTCTATCTGATTTTCAATATTAATAAAACGTGCAGCAAAAAGGAGAAAATCCTCTTTGTAACATCGGCTCAGATTGTATTCAGTTGGACTCAAACAATTGCCATCCTGAAAAAGTACAATGTAATTCCATTTTGTATCCAAATCGGGGTACAGCATACGAGTAAAGGCATTTTCAGCAACCAATAATACTCTGCCTGGCTTTGTCGGTGATAATAATAGATAATTCATTGCATATATTATCTGCCCAGTTTGCATTGCCTTTAGAATTACCAAAAGTATATTTAATTTGTGGGTGTTGCAGTTGTTGCTGAATTTTAGGTAGTTTTAAATATTTTTCATATAGTTCATTAATTGCCGAATTTTCTACCGCATTCATACCAGGTATTCTGGTGGCTATTATCGTTTAAATAAAAGCACTATTAAGGTGTGCTGAGGCTAGCAAATGTAGATGCTGGGCGAAATAATTGAAAAAGGGCTTAATTAGTTGAGGGTGGGATTTAAAGTTATTCAGTAGTCCCAAGGAAGAGTCTGTTAGACAATTTTCTATCAGTTTATTAATAAAATGATTAATTTCTTGATTATTGATAAAAGGAGGTCTGCCTAAAATTTCTATTAATGGTAACCTGACCTGAAGAAGATTAATGCCAGGAAGGTCAAGAGAATGAATAAGTTGCAAAGCCAGTTTAGTTTTTAATTCACGATATCTATCATCTATGCTATCAATACTGGTTAATAAACTACCCTCTAGATTATGAAAATGATCAAGTATCAAATCCAAAATAGACTCATTCCATTCAATAAATGGATTAATTGTAAGAGTGCGCCAGAAAAATCAACAGCTATGATATCTACTCCCCCCAAATTAGCATCAGCTAGATTAGCATCCCTAAAATTAATTCTAGGCAATAAAGCGCCATCAAAATCAGTTCCTGCTAAGTTAGCACCTGTCAGATTGACATTTATCAAGTTGGCATTGGTTAAGTTAGCTAATTGCAAGTTAGCATTTGTCAATAACGTCGATTATTTCTTTATTATATTTTAGAGGAAATGATCTCTGTAAAGAATAATTAATAAAGCATAATTCTTTTGATATATACTGTCTATTTCTACCAATAAGAATATCATATATTGTAAATTTTTTAGATTTACTAACTGGGTGAGTAGCATCTAAATATCCAAAACCCCGTATTATGATTTTATAATCTACTTTATCTATTAAAGAAAGGGTTTTCACCTGATATTTATTTAAATTAGATAAAAAATAAGTTAAATATTGCCATGAGCTCAGTATTAATTGATTAATATTATTTACTTCTTTTTCTAACTGTTGAAAATTTTTAATAAAGTAATAATGCTCTTTGATATTTTCACACTCTTCTTCCAGATAAAAATTAAACCTAGTTGAAATTTAGCAGGAAACTTTAGTTTAATATAATCTCTTTTTGATAATGGTGAATCAATTTTCTTTATATGTCGTAACATATATTCATAAATTGTTGTTATATCAACTTGAATTCTACCTAGTTCATCTTTATATCTATAAACATAACTTGTTGATATAAGATCATCTAAAGATAATTTACCAAATACATGTGAATCGGTTTCATAAATAGATGCTAAAACAAATATTGCATAAATATTTAATGTTTCAATTTCTGGTTCAATAACAAATTTACCAATGTTAAATTTTTTACTATTCTATCCGATGCGTTAATCATTTCATATAATTATGCTTTTTCTGCGACAGTTTTATTTTGCCAATCTTCTGCATGAAGTCTAATTATATGCTGGATGATATCTTCTCTTTTAAAATGTATAGGTGTTTTTACTATACTTTTTAATTTATTTTCATATAATGCTTCAATCATATTTAAGTAGTGTTCATAAACATATTTATCCATTTGATCAATTAAATTAATTATGTTATCTAATCCATAGATAAACACTTTACTACTATTGTCTGATAGAGAATAATAAAAGTTTTTTTTAATTATATTGTTTAATGTTTGAGTAAATCTAAAAATAGGAATTGTATTTACTGAAAAACCTATAGTACTAAGCTGATGAGCACGATTAGATTTTTCTGCTATCAACAATACCTTACGATAAACTTCAATATCATTTTCAATCTCAACTATTTCATTTTCAATTATTTTATATTTCTATTCATCTGTTTTTAATAACGTTAATTGCTGTCTACAACTGTCTAGTTGTAATGGTTTTATATTAATTTTGTCTTTTACTGTAAGATAATAACTCAACTCAGTTATATTATTTAGATGTTTTATATTATTGTCATCAGCATTAATTAAATTGAGAACATCAACAAGAATTTCGCTTGAAATCGTTTTTTTAATTGAGTATTACGTATATTTTCTGCTCGATGAACACTCATTGCATTCATCATTTCAAAATGAACAGTGATTTCAGGCACTTCCTTTGAGGATATCACTGTTGCCAT